TGAAGTGATCGAAAATATAAAATTACAAATTAAAAAAGAAAGGATTGATTTAAGTGAGATTACAAACCATAAAACAAAAGATATTCTAAAAAAATTAGGATATAATAAGTATTATGAACATATTCAATTTATTAAAGATAAATTAGGTATCAAACCCCCAGTAATGTCACCTGAGCTGGAAGAAACGATGTGTAATTTATTTATGGAATTACAAGCCCCTTATTCTAAATTTTGCCCAGATGATCGCGTAAATTTTTTAAACTACTATTACACAGCTTATAAACTTTGTGAGTTATTAGGCGAACATCAATATTTAGATTTTTTTCCCATGTTAAAAGATCGTGAGAAACGGATTGAACAAGATAATATATGGAAGAAAATATGCGAAGAATTAGATTGGGAATATATTCCTACAGTTTAGGAAAATATTATTATATATATATAAATAATGGCTGACACTTATTGTGATAATGATGTTACCTATAAAGCTTTTGCTAAGATTCCTAATCAACCAAAACCAATACCAATAATGTACAGACCTGGCGGTCGACAAACAGGGCAAATACAAAATAAGGCTAGTCGATTACCAATGGTAATTGAAGAAAGTAATGAGAATATGGCGAAACCCGCCCCTGTTATTGTAAATGGTGTGACTTATAAACCAGATATTTCAAAAATTCGACAACATAATTGTACAAAATCTTTTATGGGAAACAAGCGTGTTTTTGATTATATCCCGATGGCTGGCGGAAGAAGACGAACTCGTAGAAGACATGGTAAAAGAAAACATTCTACTAAACGTAAACACAAATCTAAAAGAAAACAATCTACTAGACGCAGAAAATCTTGTAAAAGAAGACGTTAAAATGATAAAATAAATAAAAACTAAATATTTATTTTATAAAACTAATTATTTATGGGTTATAAGGGAATAGTTTTGTCATATTCGTATTATAAATATTAAAATTGGGTTCATTACAATTAGACCCATATCCTGTGCCATATCTTATATTACTTCCACCGCGATATTTACGTGTTCTCTTACTCTTACCTTTACGATTTTGTCGGGTTTTGTCAGTTCGTTTGGTTTTACCAGTTCGTTTGGTTTTACCAGTTCGTTTCGTTTTTTTATTTGATGGTATTTGTTTTGCTATTTGTACAAGTTTATGTGTATTTCTATGTTTTAAATATATATTTTTTCCTTCTATTTTACTTATATATGTGTTTTCAAATGTTTTAGGTTTACTTTTCGCGAGATCCAGCATTTGTTTACAACACATTTTACAACAAGTATAAAATCTATATTTTTTTCCCTTCCAGTTTAAGGTATGAGGTCTTGACTTTGTTATTTTTGTATATCTACCGTTATGAATTGGCATATGAGGACAAAATTTTAAATACCGTGATTGTATTTTTTCAGTTGTGTTTTGTTTTCTAGATTTTCTATTTTTTCTAGATTTTCTTCCTCCAATACCAGCGGATTCATCTGTAGTATATCCCTCATCCGAATCTACGGATACATTCAGATCATCTATATCCATAGGACCAGCTGTATCAATTGATTCATCTAAATCTACAGATAAATTTGCTTCAGGAATATTGTCTACCGCGTCTGTATCATAGTCATCGGGTGTCGCTTCTATAATATTTTGATTTAAGTCATTTTGATTTAAGTCATTTTGATTTAAGCCATTTTGATTTAAGCCATTTGGCAATTGAATGGATAAATTTTGATTATCTGTATTCATTAATATAATATAATATTTATTAATGAATTAATGTATTATTTATTTAAAATCCTCCCGGGAATTTAACAATATTTGCACCTATACCAAATCCAGCACCAGATCGTGCAGTGACCCCCATAGTAGGAACATATGTATCCAAAATACTAAATGTAGCTGCAGCAGTTAAAGCAATCAATATAATTTCTTCAACATTCAAAGAACGTTTGGGAATAGCATAAGCAGCAATTGCTACCATTAAACCCTCAACTAGATATTTAATGATTCTTTTAACAAGTTCACCAACGTTTATTAAGCCGTTCATTATATTAATTAAAAAGAAAAAAATAATTTGTTAAAATTAAAACTTAAAATATATCTTATATACTATTTTATAAAATGGCATCTACAAAAGAAAATACCTTTGAAAGAAAGATAATTGATGGTAAAAAAAACCCTAAATATATAGATTTATTAGAGGAGGATAAATCAATTGCAGGACAAAAATTTGTATGTGTATCATTTGTTTCTCCTGAAAATATCATAAAAAATAAACACCTTTATTTCTTTGAACAGTTCCTAAATAAGTGGGAGTTCAATAAATCTATGGAAAAAAATATTCAATTTTTAAATTTTGTATCTTATAAATATAATTTAGTATTTGATGATCTTGTAACTGATTTCAAAGAATTTGTTAAAGAAGAAAAAGAAAATTTGATGAAAACAGATATGGATGATGAGTATAAAACATTCTTGGATAATAATGAAGATGAATTGGAGAAAAATTTTAACAAAAAATATAATTTTCAAACATCCACAAGAGGTTTAAAAATAAGAGGTGGGTATCCATCTTTAGAGGAAGCAGAATTGCGAGCTAAAATGTTAAGGGAACTAGATCCAAATCACGATGTATTTGTCGGACCGGTTGGAATGTGGATGCCATGGGATCCAGAAGCATATAAAACAGGAAAGGTGGAATATTTGGAAGAAGAATTAAATCAACTAATGAGTGAGAAAAAGAAAAACGAAGAAAATGCAAAACAATCGTTTGACCAACGAGTTAAAGAAACGAAAGAAAAAGCGATTCAAGATAATATTCAAAATGCAGAAAAATCAGGAAATGTATTAACTCAAACAATTGATAATAGTGGTAACTTGATCGGTGTAAATAACACAACAATTGAACAGTCTTTGGCAGAAAAAGAAGAAATTTCAACCGCAGATATTTGTAAGGAATTATTTGATGGTGAAAACGTAGTGATGGATAAAAAAACAGACTATGGACAAAGTGAACTAGTTAGTGGTCCATTTGCAAAAAAAGAGATAAAATCTGAATAAATGCAAAAACAATTTAAAATGATATATCGTTTATTAAATAATGAACAATATATTAGATTTAGTAAAATTTCAATTAATTCATCAATTATTAAATGAACAAAGATATATAGAAATAATATGGTGTTCTATTGCTTTTATGATTTATTTACAAATAAGTGAAATTAACTTTAATTCAGAGTTATTAAGTAAAATATTATGTAAAATTTACTATAGATCTATTTTACCATTCAACGAAATTGAATTGAAAGGAGAAAAAATAATTACAAAAGGCGTTTATAATAAAGAAGTGGATATTCATTTTTCTGATGCATTTCATGGGATATGTAAACGAATTTTGGATTTAAAACCTTTTATTTTCAAATTAAGGGAGTGTTCTGGTAATATTAATAGTGATAATAACAAATTAGATTATAATAATGATTGTTTTATAGTAGATCAAACCCCGTGTTTTTACTTAGAAAATGGTATTTATATTCATGTTTCAATAAGAGAAGATTCAATAAATAATGATAAATCTGATATACATAAAGGCTCTGTGGTTACACAGTTTATTAATATAAAAATATTTTCATATATTCAAAATGTTTATTATTTGAAAAATTACGTATTAGAACATTCTGAAAATTATAGAATATTTTTAGCTAAAAAACGTGACAGTAAATGTTATCATTATATGTTAAAATCGATAGATGAAGACGTATATATAAAGTGGTATGAAAAAATTTATAAATCTCATAAAAGATTTGAAAATTTATGGTTTCCAAATAAAAAGGAAATCATAAATAAAATAGATTTTTTCTTAAAAAATGAAGAATGGTATGCAAAAGAAGGTATTCCATATACATTAGGTATTTGTTTATGTGGTCCTCCTGGAACAGGTAAAACATCTTTTATTAAATCACTAACGAATTATTGTAATGAATTTAGTATTAGACATCTAATTTCAATCCGTCTTAATTTAATTCAAAATGAAAAGGAATTATGTGATGTGTATTTTGATGAGACTTATAATAAAAGCAATCCTGATCCAATTGGATTTGATAAAAAAATAATTTTATTAGAGGATATAGACTGTATGATTGATGTCATTAAAAAAAGAGACGATAAATTAGAAAATGTTTCGATAGAAATAAATGATAAGATATCAGAATTCCACAAATATGAATCAATAAAGGTTGATCCAATTGATATCAAAAAAATACAAAAACCGTCTTTTACATTATCATTTTTATTGAATTTGATAGATGGTGTACAAGAAAATCATGGGGGTATTTTGATTATTACTACAAATCACTATAATGAAATAGATCCTGCGCTTTTGCGAGATGGCAGGATTGATCTTACAATTAATATGGAAAATGCAGGAATAGATACCATTTCAGAAATATATAATTACTATTATCATGAAGCACTTCCCGAAGAATTCTATAATAAAAATAAAAATATAAAAATTATGCCCAGCAAATTGATAAATTTTCGAAAACAATCTACAGATAATAAAGATTTTTTAAAAAGAATTGAGGAAAAATAAAATAAATTACCATTTTTGTTTTTTAACACTTATTTTAGGACCGCCACTTTTCTTTCTACTTGAACTAGGGTCATACTTTTCATCTTCGTCGTCTGAGTTCATATCCTTAGATAACTCCCAGAATTCTTTTGATCCCAGTTTAAAATCATTATGATTGTCTGCTTTATACCAAAAAACTTGGTCTTGTAATTTATTTGATTTTGAATTATTATTAATTACAAGGCATTCATAATTTTCAGTACACTGATCCATTACTTGACAAAATGATTCAAATGTAGGGAACATTCCCGCATAATTTTCGTATATTCTTTTTCTATTTGCAATATAATTTTCTCTCAGTATGAATACATAATCAATATTTGTTCTTAACATAGGAGGAATACCTAGTGGATATTGCATGGTAATAACTAACATTATTTTCCAGTGTCGTCCATTCATAAACAATAGTCTCATCATTTTATCCCGAGTCCAACTACCATCATATAAACAATCGTCTAAAATTACAAAAGCTCTAGCATCTATTGTAGTACGTTTATAAGTTTCCATTTCTTTTTTAATCTGTTTTAAGACCTGTCTTTGTCTTTTGAGTATATTCTCAATAATTGCGGTATTATATTCGTTATGCACAAATAATTTAGGTACCATTTTTGCGTAAAACCCATTACCTTCCTCTGTACCCGATATCACAGTTCCTATAGGAATATCTTGATGATAATATAGTAAATCTCTAACTAAAAAACTCTTTCCTGTATCTCTTTTACCAATTAATACTATAACTGGGCCTTTATTTTCATTTGGTTTAAAACTAATATTTTTCATATCGAATTTTTTAAGCTCAAGAGTCATAATATATATAATAAATTTATATTTCTAGATATTTAAACTTAATATATTATTAAGTTTAAATATCTAGAAATTTCTTTTTTAGAATAGAAAAGATGGTTGATATAAATTATGTAAAACGAAAAAATATAGACTTGTTCAAAAGTTTAGAAGATTCAAATTTAGTTAATATTACAAAACCTCAAAACTATATTCCTATTTATAATAGTTTTTTTTCTTTGAATGAAACAAATTATAATACGATCAATTTGAATCAAAAATGGTATTTATCAAATTTAGTATCAAAAGAATCCGATAATAAATTTTTAGCAAAATTGAAAAATAATAATACTCAAAAAGTGAAGGAAAAACCTATATTTTTTAAAATGGCCCCCTTATTAGACCCATTTAAATATTTAGTGGGAAAATATCCTATGGAACAGAACTTGTTTAATTTACCTTCTCATACAAATATGGATGTAATGGATAAACTTAAAACAGCAAATAATTCTGCATATGTAGACGGTTTATTTGCTTATTTAAATAATTATTTATTCCACGAATATAATTTTCTAAATGGTTTAGAATTTTATGGCAGTTATTTATGCATTAAAGAAAATTTTAAAATTGATGTATTTGATGATTTAGAATATTTAAATAATTCTGATTTTTTTAAAAAGCAAAAAGACATATTATATACAATTGATAATTATCAACATATGTTTGAAACTTATAAAAAGTTAAAACCAATTAAAATACAAGATAGTTATAAATCTAATATATCTTTTGAATCTATTGAAAAAATAGATTATAATAATTTATTTTCTGACACAAGTAACGATAATAAACAATTAGAAGAATTTGTCATTCAAGATTTAAATAATGACTCTATGACAATAAAAAGTAATTCTACATGTTCTTCTAGGACATCACATACATCTTCAGATAGTGAAGAAATATCTATATCTTCTTCTGAATGCGATAGTATGAATAGTATCGAAGATGAAGAAATAATTGCTACAATAAAACAATTTCCTGTACAACTAATTGCATTAGAGAGCTGTTCAGAAACATTAGATAGTTTGATTGTGAAAAAAAAACTAACTGATAGTGAATGGGATTCAATTTTAATGCAAATAATAATGATACTTATTACATTTCAAAAAACGTTTCATTTTACACATAATGATTTACATACGAATAACGTTATGTATATTCCAACAGATAAAAAATACATATATTATCAATTTCAAAATATACAATATAAGATTCCTACCTATGGTAAACTTTTCAAGATTATAGATTATGGAAGAGGTATTTTTAAATGTAACGGGAATATATTTTGTAGCGATAGTTTTAAATCAGGAGAAGATGCTGCTACGCAGTATAACACTGAACCGTATTTTAATGATAAGAAACCTCGATTAGAACCAAATTTCAGTTTTGATTTATGTAGGTTAGGATGTTCTATTTTTGATTATTTAGTAGATGATTTAGATGATTTGAATGATATTGATAAATTTTCACAAATAGAGAGACTAATTATAAATTGGTGTTTTGATGATAATGGAATTAACTTATTATATAAAACGAATGGAGATGATAGATATCCAGACTTTAAATTATATAAAATGATTGCTAGATATGTCCATAATCATACCCCTCAGGCACAATTAGAAAATAATATATTTAAAAAATACATATTAAAATCTAATGAAAAACCTAAAGAATTGATTAATATTGATACTATACCTAGTTTTGTTCATTAATTAATTTTTCTAACTATTTATAAATGGATATTAATTATGGATTTATAATTACACGACATGTAACAGATGAAAAAACAAATAAATATTGGAATCGAGCAGTTTTATGTATTCGACGTTTTTATCCAAATAAACGTATCGTTATTATAGATGATAATAGTAATAAACAATTCTTAAAACCGCTAGTCAATACTAGAAATATTATTTTGATTAAATCAGAATATTGTGGAGCAGGTGAAATTTTGCCATATTATTATTTATTAAAATATAAATTTTTTGATTATGCTTTGATTTTACATGATAGTGTATTTATACATAAAAAAATAAATATGGATAGTATTTGTAAACAATATGATGTAATGCCATTATGGCATTTTGATGGAGACGACTTATTATCCAATATTAGAGATACTATTACACTTTATTTAAAAAATGGTATTTCTTTGGTAAATAAAATGCAAAGTAATAGAATGGCTATTTCATTTTATAAATGGTACGGTTGTTTTGGAGCCCAAACGTTTATTTCACTTACTTTCTTACAACGTTTACAAGATAAATATAATATCGTAAATATTATTCCTTTGATTAAAAATAGAGAACATCGTATGGCGTTTGAAAGAATTATGGGAATATTAATTACTGAAGAAACAAACTATAAAAGGAAATCATTATTAGGAAATATACATAAATATCAAGATTTTCGCTATACTTTTGATAAATATATATCTGATTTTTCACAAGGTAAAATACCAAGACATATAGTAAAAGTATGGACTGGAAGATAAATAATAATTTTATTATCAATTTTTATTTATTAAAATTCGGGATTATCTGTAAATACCGGAGTTGATGCGCTGCTTGGCACAATGGTTCCTCCTGTTTGTGTTAATGATGATACTTGGTCCATCAAAAAATAGGATACTATTACACTAAAATAGACTAAAATAGAATCTCTTACTAAAAGTTTTAATGGTTTTGGCTCTTTTTCAATAAATTTCATCTCTATATATTTTACAGTAAAATAAATAACTGATATTATAACAGCAAACATAAATATATTTTGCATATATTTATAAAATCAAATTCTTATGAATGATTATACGCGTTATGTTAAAATTTCTATATCATCTACTAATAAATCAGGCATTAATTCAATTGTAGGCTCTTCTAAATTATGCACATCTAAACTATCTAATGAAATTGGTTCATCTGAAAATTTAATTTTTTCTATATTTTCTTCTTCTTCTTCTTCTTGTTTTCGTATTCTGTTTCTTTCTTCGCTAATTTCTTCTAATCTATCAATTGTTTTGGGTGCCTCAATTTTACTTTCATTATTGTTTTCATCCCTTATATGATCTATATCATCAAATTGTATACTAGTGTTTTTATTTATCATCGGTATATTATCTTTAGTTTCTATATTTTCATTATCATTCGACGACATTTTATTAGCACCTGCTTTTTGAGTACTTTCCTCAATTGGTTCGTCAATTATCTCTTCTTTTACTTCTTCCGATATATCTTCTTCAATTGTTTCATCCAGATAAACTTTTAAAAATTCTTCTATTGGTATGCTTTCACGAACTGCTTCCAATATTGTATTTTGAATAAGAATTTCTATTTCACGGTTATTTTTTTGAGCTAGTAGCGGGCTGACCCCTAATTCATAAAGATAAATATTTTTATATAATTTTCTTGCAGCAATTGTATAAACTTTATGTATAAAGTCTGATAGTTTTGGAATAGAAATATTTATTTTTTTTTGTTTTTGACCTACTCGCATAGCTGTTATCATTTTTAATTGAATGATATGAACACATGTGATTAGTTCTTCTAAATAAGAACATCCACTTTTTTCAGATATTCTTTTTACTTCGCTATCAATTATTGTTTGATTCCACTTTGGTACACGCGAAATATAGTTTTGAAACGTCATTAGATATTTTTCGTTTTCTTGATGTTGTTTACATATACTAATTGCTTCGTTCAAAATTGATTTATAGCCGTCCATAACTAGTGGTGTCAGTATTTGAATTAAATAACAACACCATTCATTTTTAGATCCCTGTAAAGTTGCTATATTAAAATCATCCATTTACATAAAACTAATATTTTCTAAATTCACATCCAAACTTAAAAACATAAAATTCAAGATAAAAATAATAATAAGTTTTTCATTTCTAATCTCTTTAATTATTTTATTAAATACAAATAATAATTCATATTTTCTAATCTCATTTATATTGAATGTTTTAAGAGGTTCTTCTTCAAATAATTGGATTATGTCAATACCAGAATATCCCTTTTCATAAATTTTATGAGACGCGTTTGTAATTTTTTGAATTGTTGTATTGTTATGTGATAATAATTCTTTTTTCAACCATATTTTTCTATTTTTTTCCATTTTTATATCTAAAAACGGTTTATTATTATAGATATATAAGTTTATAATCTGATTGTTATGGATCGGTTCTGGTACGTAAATTTCACAAAATCTTGATAATATTGGTTTTAATAGAATAGACCTTTCTTCTACAATTATAAAAAATCTTGTATTATGACTAAATACTTCAATACATCTTCTAAGAGCTGATTGTGCATCTACTGTTAATTTATCACCATTTAAAAGTATTATACTTTTAAAAAATATACCACCATTTGAATGAATATGTGTTTTCGCGAAAAATTTCAACTCTTCTCTTATAAATTTTATACCTTTTCCATGAGCACAATTTACTTTTAAAACAGAAGATTTTATAACACATTTATCATGGTTATAAATATTATTTATAAATTCATTCACGATTGTTTTTTTCCCTGATCCTGATGGACCATGAAAAATAATATTAGGTATTTTATTATTTATTTTGAAATAATTTAATTTTTCTTTTATTTTATTATGAATATCTAATTCCATACTATTATAAATGTTTTATTTTTATATATATTTATTACGCATTTAATTTAGTTAGAACATATATTGATCTTCCAGATTATCATATTTATCGTGATATTCTATATCGTCAATACCACCAAATACATCGTTGTGTTTTTCTATGGCTTTCTTTATCTCTTTTTTAGACTTCTTTGTTGTTACTTTTGTTGTTACTATTGTATCTTTCATCTTTGTGTCACGTATCTTTGTTATAGTGTCACGTATCTCATCGAGAACTTCCAATGTGATAGTAGAATTCTCGAGCGTTTTACTAAGAGATTTATAGAATGCACCAATATTGAATGCGGAAGAATCATCTAGTCTTTTACTGATTGTACTTCCGAAATTTATATGATCTTGTTTTGTTTTCAATATAATAGATCCAATTCCAGCATTTGAATATATATTGGTAGTGTTTAAAGATTTAACTGTAGACGTCTTTGCAAATAATTCCCCTACCAACTCGGTATCCGCCTCTTCTACCTGTTTACGTTCACGTAGTTTTTTCTCATCATGAGTTTCGTTTTCTAGCATAGATAATTTCATCTTTGTCTGAAAGACAATTTCTTTTTCCTCTGTTCTTTTCTTATGAGCTACTAACTGAGGAATACTCGGCTTTGAGACGATATCTTCATCGATTATCACCTCGTCTGTCTCATCGTCCCAACTTGTTGGGACAGTAATCGAAGATTGTATTGTCGGCACTTCAAATTCATCATCTTCCCATGAGTCTCCCTTAGTGTATTCTAACTGTGGATTTATTACACAATTAAATGTTTCTCTTCCTAAAATAGACATATATTATATATATATATTACTATTTTAGGTCATATATATATATATTAATTGGTAACTTAAACTGATGTAGTTAAACTATGCGTATACGGATTATTTTTAAATGCACTAAGAATATCTGGTTGAATTCTATCGCATGTTTGACATTCGTCATAATATTGAGGCATGTTTATATCTCCATGTGTAGTTTTTGATGGAGGCATCGCTCCAGTTGAAATAAAAGCAGGATTCATTCGTCCATCAAATCTAGTTTGATCTTGACGTTTGTTGACTACGTGCATTTGTTGGTTAAATAATTGCAT